CCCTCTTCATTATTTAAAATATTATGAGTTGCTACTCCAATCAAATGAGAAGTGTGATAATCATTGCTTGCAATTGCTGGCCAAATTTTCGGCCTATTTCCTTGAGTTCCCGAGATATAAACAACCATTCCATTATCTATCGTGGCGTTTGACTTGTTAACCGCTCTAATATATTGCTCTTGTCCAATATTTAAAGTAACGTCTGGCTTATCTAAAAAGGCATTAAATGTCTTTGTATCTTCACTATAATAAATCCTACCTTCTTTATATGGAATTGTGGTGTCAAGATTTGGAGAAAAATCAATATTATTAAAATTACCACTAGTATATTCTATAGAAATGCTTTGTGAAGGGTAGCCACCAGCAACCTTAATACCGCTTACTCCATCAAAATAAACTGCGCCAAAAGAGCCATTTATACTTGTAACTCCAGAATTTCCAGCTTGAATAAGTCCAGTTAGAAAACCAGAAAGGGCATAAAAATCACCAGTCATTTGTCCAGAAAAAGTATCTACATTTCCTGATATGATTTGAATGCCAGTATTTAATGTTGCAGTTACTTGTCCAGAAAAAATATCAAAAATATCTTTTGTAACTACATTTTTTATATAATTCGCAGAAGCAATAGCTCTACCGCCAAGAACAATATGTAAATTTGTTAAATTATTTAAACCTTTATAAATGTCAATACCAACAATTTGTCTTGGCAATATATTTTTATCTTGACCTATTAAGCTGAAAGAGGCAAATGTGCCAGTTGGCATCGTAAAGCTAGTTATAGTTGTTCTGCTAGAAGATTTTGGATCACGATAATAGAATCTTCCACTTAACGGTTCTTGTATTATTAACGGATCGCCATTGCCTATAGTGCTTGACCCAGTAGATGCCGAATAAACCCCCCATCTTGTTGCTATAAATTCATTTGGCGTATAATATTCAAGAATTGTTTCACCTGTTATAGATCCATATTCTAAGAAAAAAGATATCGCAGAATCACCACTGCTCATTATAACACCATCGCTAACATTAGCTTCATTTATGTCATTATATCTGCCCCTTAATGAAACTATCAAGTCTTCAGCCCCAGACAGGCCCGAATATACATTCCATCCAATAATAGTATCGCCACTTATTGTAGTTTCTGGTATAAATCCAGAATTAAAAAATTGACCAGAATTAATCCAAAACGGAGTTATTGTAGTTTTGCTATTTGGATCAGTTAAGCTTCTTGTGTAAAAATCTCCAGTAAGTGGGCCGAACAATAACTGGCTTGGATTTAATGGGTCGGCATGGGCAGGCCCCAAACCACTCTTTCCTAAAGATACGCTCCATCCAGTAACTATATATGATGTTGCCGTGTATTCTTCATATAGCGAAAGCCCTGTATATGGAAAAGATGCAAAATAACTTGGCGGTTGAAGTCCAATCTCTGAGGGTAGAACAATAAATGGATTTGCTCCAGGAACAGCAAGTGGCCTACCATCAATTAATAAAGTTTCTTTCCAATCATCTAATTTAACATGACTGCCGCTCATATATAAAGAGGCAATATTTAAATTAGAATAAGATGTTTTGATTAGTTTTTTCATCAAAATTATAAATATGGAGATATGCCAAAATTAACAAAATTCAAATTTGCTATAAAGATAACATCATGAACGCCATCGAGACCATCGCCAGGATCATTACCGGAATACCCACTAGCCCATAAATACAAGTTTTCATCATTACCTCCGCTCAAAAATATTCCATACTTATCTATTCCGCCAAACAAATCTGACTCATCTCTAACTTGAACTTGTAAATTTGTAGCTCTTTGAGCCATAAAATTTTTCTTTCCATATATTCCAAAATCTTTAGCATCAAAACTTGCTTCAAAATTCGTGACATCATATCTTACGGCAACATAATTAATTTCTCCAAATAATATAGATCCTGTTGACATATAAATACCAGAATATTTTGTCTTTGGCACGACAAATGGTTTCATTACTTGCTTTCCAGAAAGAAAAGCTTTCATTGAAAAATTGTTAGTGAATGTATTATCAACAGAACCACCAACAGAAAAAGAATAAGGGTGCTTAAGAACAGAGTTATTTATAATCCCATTTATTACTGTCGATCCTGTTAATGAGCCAAGATAACTACCAGTAGTATTTATAAATGTAGAATGAGCAGCTAAATTATATCTGGAACTTTGCGAGCCTAAAATATAAACAGCAGATCCGCTATCAATATGGTTTGAGTTTCCTAAAATAAAAGACTCTGTTGTATCTTGAAAAATATTATCATTACCTATATAATTTGTATCAGAGTTTGTACCCAAATTTACATTACTATTTCCCCAGCCATTTCCGGAATAAGAAACTATAATTGTTTTAGATCCAGTAACCGTATTAATATCAATATCTGTTCCAGCAATTAAAGAAACTCCACCATTTCTTAATGTATTTATAGAATTGACTCCAGATGAGGCTGCCTGTGCAGTATTTATATATATAAACTGACCGCTAGTTGTTATATTCGCGCCATTATTTCCTATTAAATTAATATTTCCAGTAATGCTATTTAACGTTCCAATACCAGCACCTTTAACTGTCAATAAAGTCTTATATGGATTATAAGAAGTTTCTATGCCATTAGTTCCAGTTATTGAAATTCCACTTATTATAAAAGTAGAATCATTAGCTGGCCATACATCGATATTGCCGTATCCAGATATATTTTTTACAGTACCAGCACCACCACCACCCGAATAACCAACTGTAATATTTTGCCCATTTAGTTTTACATAAACGCCACTCTCGCCAGTCAAAAATAGACTGCCGGTTAAATTGTTAATTTCCGATACATTTTCATTTCCGTCCGGAGCAATAAACAAATAAGAACCACTGATAATAGCGCTAATTCCGGACACGCCAGATATATTGCTAAATGCAGGATATATACCGCTAGTATAGTTTATCACCAAACCAGAAATATCTGGATGAAGTTGTGAGGCTCGAATTAAAGTTCTCATTATTTTTTAGAATGGTAAAGAATGGCAGCCTCATTCTGTCCAATTTCGTGATAGGCAGCTATATCAAAAATATCTTTAGTAATATTATTATTTATTATATCAGATACTGGATTATTAATATATTCATTAATTTTTACTTTCCATTTTGGCTTCTCCTCTGAAGATATAATAATATTTGTTATATCTGAAGCAATAAGCTTTTGAGCGCTATTCAATCTTTTTATTTTATATTTTTTCTTTAACGCATCTGAAACTAAATTTTCTAATTCTTCTTTCTCTTTAATAACTGAAGTCATTAGAGTTGTACTAAACTTGTAAGATGCAACAGACTTTTGTCCAACTGGTGTAATTTTTTGAGTAGTTTGCTTTGCTGGTGTTGCTGCTGGCCTACCAGATTGACCAACATTTTGCTTTGGGTTTAAAAGCGGTTCGTAAAATCCTTGTTCTTTTTCAGAAATCATTTCTTTTTGAGATTCCGCAAGCTCATAAGGCTCAGGCAACACATTTGTATTAATAGCCGAAATTGCATCTTTTGGAGATATTGCGCCAAGCTCGAGAAGTCTTGTATATACTCTTGAAAGAACAGCAGAATCATTTCTAAAATTATGAGTTTTCCATTTTGGAACCGGAACAGATTTAAAGTTCATTGTTTTTGCGATATCACGAACTTGAGGTACTAAAAATTTTGTCATGAATTCTTGCCTTGCAAACTCAAGCCTTTTAAAGAAAGCGTCCATTTTTGCACTTGCATTTGCATATTTATCATCTCCAAATATAATATTATTAAGACCAAGTCTTATATCTTTATCAACTATTTCATATTTTTTTGGATCAAGAATATCACCAATTTGTGGAATAACAAATTGAGCTTTAGTTGTATAGTCAGCAATAAGAACTCTACCGACGCTACCATTTTCAAAAATTTTACGAAGCACTTCTTGGCTTTTTTGGCTTGGTGGCCCAAGCTCTTCATCGCCTTGAGTTATAAGAAGTACTGCCTGCTGTATAGTTCTAGAAACAGCCATATCAACCTTTTTAAGCTCAAGCTTCCAATTAATATCTTCTAAAACAGGAAATCCCATAGGAACAGCGAGCGGTTCATAATCTTGCTTTTTATAAAAAACGCTAACAAGACGATCAGAGTCTAGAGAAATTTCTAAAGATTGATTTCCATTTTTGATATTTTTAAGTTCTGGTATAGTAGATGCTATTTTTTTGTCTTCATCATTCGATGGGCGCATTAATGCCCCTAACTCAAATGAGTTTAATCTTTTTCTGTATATTGGCGCAGTAAAGCTGGAGGATGCTAATACTTGTATATCATATGGATTCAATATAATATATTTTAAAGGAATCTTTAAAGCCGCTTCAGCAATATTCATTTGCTGAAGTTTTCTTAAACTTTCTCTTGGAAATTCGCCAAACAATTTATAAATAAAAACATTTCCGCTACGAAAATATTCACGAAAAAACATATCTGATAATTGCCACAAATTAATTTTTTCAGCCCATGCATTGAAAAAATTTCTTGACTCTTTATTTCCGCCTGAAAATACAATATCAGAAATTGCAAATTCAGTCATTAGATCAATTGTATTTCTAAAAATAGGCACATTCCAGTAAGCTTTTTGACACAAAAGAATTGTATCCTGTAAAGAAATATTAGTTGAATATCTGCCGCCATTTTTTTCATATAAAAATGGCGCGACTCCAGCTTCAAGGTTTGCAAATCTCTGAATTCTGGTTATGCTACCAGCCGAATTTGCCCTTGAGCCTCTTTCAGGAGTTGTATCGCAAGACCCAATTAGCTTATCATAATCATCCAAGCTAGCTGTTAGTGGCTCCGAAATCTCCTTTTTATTCTTTTTAGACCTTGTACCCTTTTTAGATATCATATGCAGTTATTTATTACAGTAATGTATTCTGAAATTCATTTTATTTAAAAATTAAATTAAATTAGTGTTGGTATAAATTGCTCTCTTTTTATTTGCACTTGAGTTTTAATCAATTCAAAATAACATTTTATACCCCAATTGCCTAATAATAGCGTGCTGTAGTTATCTTTTCTAGGTTTATTATTGGCCGTAGAAGTTCTTGCCGATCTTGGGAGATCAAAGCTTTGGTGGCCTCTGGAGGTAGAGGTTACTTCGATATTTGCACATTGCTCTTTTGTTGATAGTACAATATCGTCTTGAATTTCAATAAACTCTCTTATTGATAATTTTCTATTGTCCTCTTTAGAGTCGCCCTCTATTACTCCAGATCCATGAGGAAATACTAACTTTAATGGAATTCTTAAATTAAACATATAAGACATATATTCTGGGTGGTTGCTCGCGCGCGAGGCAAACCATATTTTTTTATGATCAATACATGCTTGTAAATAAGAATTTGATCGCATAATCCACTCTGTTGATGGTGTTTGCCTGATGCACATGCAGCCCATGTCAGGACTATATTGTTTCTTTGCTTTGACAAGCATGTCAACTTGATCCTGACCATCTTTAGTTGAATCCCACTCTGTAATATATGTTATTTTTTTATTGGCTCCTTTAAAAAGCTCACTTTCATTACAAGCATCGATAATCGTATCTATGTTTGATGAATCAGCAATTATCAATACCACGTTAAAATGTGTTAATATATAAAAAATATATTTTATATGATCTTGAAGATCGGCCCCAACCCTTTGATATCCATGAACCAAAACGCCTTCTTCTTTTTCTTCATCAATTTCTATAACAGACATTGCAAAAAAGTCAGAAGACGCACTTTTTGAATAATTAGGGTCAATGGAAAGTATGTATTTTTTTAATGGGTCGCCAATAACTTTTGAGTGCGGAT